GTAAAATTGTCGTTGACTTTGCTAAAAGCAACTCTTATTGGATCACCGTTGCCCTGATCCGCCGTTCCTAAATTTATTGTTTTTTGTGTCATTATACTCGTCCTACTGCAACTTCGATTACACCGGCTTCGCTGTAATCTTTATCCTCTAAGGCTTTGCCAATTATGGTTCCAATTTTTGGATCTAATGAACGAGTAGCATGTCCGGCTACCGCTGATGTAGTCAACATTTCACCTTTCTTGACACGGCCTACTACCTTGCAAGGTACCCGCCCTTGCAGTGCTACTCCTGCTCTTGTTCCTGCTAAATCACTGTTCATCATATAGGCAGCGTTGGTTGTTACCACACCTGCCAACTTGGTATCGCTTAGTGTTTTGCTAATGGTTACTTCACTGTCTCCGCCAAATATCAACACAGTGCCTGGTTCGTATTCGGTATCTGCTGAGTAATATTCCGCTAAGTCAGCGTATCTAGCACTGGTTGCAGTTCCTTGGAACAAGTTTGCATACAAGTCGCCGCTGGCATCTCTGGCTGCAATAGTGTTGGCTGTGGCTGTAGATGCTGCTGAACGATAGGCAGCATTCCACAATAATGAATCTGCCTGTGTGGCAGTTGTGGCAGTTGTAGCACTACCAGCAGTAGTAGCACTTGACGCCACCAGTGTTGAACTTGCACCCAGTGTAAATTGACCAGTCAGTGTGACCGGAGTAGACGCCGCAGCACCACCAGTTGCGCTGATAATTTCAACACCACCAGGTGTTTTAACTTTCAGCGTGGTGCTTGAATAACTCAACACCTCTGAGCCGTTTAACAACACCGCAGTAGTGTCAATTCTGCCACTGCTATCTCGCAATGACAATGTATTATTGGTAGCACTGGCCGACACTGTGGTGATACCAAATGTGTCAGTTGGTGACCCTGTGGCCGTCAATGTCACAACACCTGTGCTGCTGAACATGTTGCTGAGGCCACGTGTAACCACAGTTTCGGGAGCAGTAGCGGCTGGCACTGCTGCACCACCTGTGAAGTTGGCCAACACGCTGGCATCACTGATAGTGGCCAAATTACTTAATGCAATACCATTGGCTTTGACAGTGACAACACCACTGGCCACTGCAAAGTTTGTGCTGGAAAAACTAGCAATACCTTTAGTGGATGTAGTAGCATCGTTCAACAACAACTTGCTCTGATCAATTGCAGCAGTAGCACTGATTTCTGCATTGGTCAATGACAGTGGAGCCACACTTAATGTTAATGCTGCACTGGGAATGAATGAAACTGCAGATCCGATGCTGTGCGTAGTTGATGTAGTGCTCATCAAACCTCTAGTGATACCATTCAACACATTGGCTGGACTGATGTTACTGTAACTAAACACCTCCCCGCCTATGACGAATCTTCCACCGGCACCGTCGAATCCAGTACTGCTGGTCACGGTTAATGATCCACTTATGGGTAACGTATCCGCAATCGCAGTTTGCAACACAGTGGCAGTTGAATATGTCACAGTGGAATTGATATTGCCGGCAAACGGAGCATTGGTCACTGCATTACCAGCACCTAAAAATACTGGAATTTCTCCTATTGTTGGCGCCAACAAATATACGTCATTTAATTCTTCAAATTCATCATAGGCAGCAGTCAAGGTATCAACATAGTCTTTGGTAGCAGCATCGGTACTAGACACTGGATTGGCCAACCCTTGTATTCTATTGTTGCCCATTTGCAACGCACCATTCATCGGGTTAAGACCATTTAATGGTAAAAATCCCGGACCAATTCGATCGCCAACACCAACAGAAATACCACTGTGGTCCAATCCCAATCGTTTGTCAATATATCCTCTAGTAGCACTCTGTGTGGGCACAGTGTCTGAACTGTTGGCAGTCATGGTATTGTCAGTAGAGAATTCGCTGACCACAACACCACGTTTGAATCCTAATCCGTCCAGATTACTCAGCGCAATGGCCGCTGAGAATGTCACAGTGCCAGTACCTTGGTCAACTGTAAAGAATCGTCCCACTCGGAAGATACCGTATTGATCTGTTGATACAAAAAACACACGACCCACTGTTTCTTCAAACACTTCTTGTGATTGCACAGCGGCCTGTGCCGGACTGCCAAATGTGATGTTAGGATAATTGGTGGTATTGAATCCTCCAGTGCCTACGTCCAAGAAGTCATGACTGGTAGCACGACAAGTACTGATACGCACAGTGACGACTCCAGTAGTTCCACCATCAGCACCTATTCGCAAAGTTCTTATGGCGCTGGTTGGGAATCCAGTGGCAATGCCCACTGCAGTCGGCACCACGTTTTTGTCAGATTCGTCAGTAATGATAATGTGGGTCGGTACACGTTTTCTAACCACTCCACCGGTAGTGTATGCTGCAAATACTGCAGAGTTAACTCCTGTAATTCTATTTTGATTGACATACAATTCAAACGTATCATTGGTCAACTTTGTGATCCAATAGATACTGTCATTCAATTGTGTCATGCCACTGACACCAGTTATTCTCACACTGTCGCCGCTGACTAGTCCGTGTGCCACAGCAGTGATCACACAAGGATTGGCTTGTGTAGCGCCAGTTATCACTTGGTTAGTGCCAAATGCTTCGGGAACATAAGATGTTACCTTGTGTGTTTTTCCACTCCATACAGTGACAAGATCCCCAGCATTTATTCTAGAAATATTTTCCACTTCAGTAATGTCTTCTATGGCAATTCTAGTGTCGCCTGCGGTAAATCCCATGGTCTTGCCTGCGTCAATTGGATCAGCCGTGCGTCCATCATTGCCGTCTGTGTTAACTCTTACAAAACTGTAAGGGGCATCACTGGTTAAAATTGCTTGATCACCCGGTAATAGTTCACCAGTTGATTCGGTCAAATTGTAAGCAATAGTTCTATAAACGAATGTAAATTGATTGTCAAACTGCAAAGCAGTACTGGGTCGTACTGGTTGCACATTTTCTACACCGTCTACTTTGAAATTGGTCAATGTTCTAATAGCAACAACTTGATTATGAGTTAAAAATGCACCAAGTCCAGTTGATGTTCTATTGTCGTTGGCAGCAGTGCTGAGATTCAATTGAATAACCGTATCGCCACCAAATGTAGTAGCAGTGTTTTGTATACTGTTGATTTCGTATCTCAATATGCCAATAGCACCACCGTGATCAATTTCCAGTTCAGAAGTATTGGTTGGTTTGTAATCATATGCATAGACAAACAAACTAGTAGCCGTCGCATTCATAAAAGACGACGCAGTCATAGTAGTTGCCGCCGCCACTGTAGAGGCCACGGTCAATATGTACACGCCTACTCCGCCGGTAGTGCCACTGCTCTGACTGTCGATCAATGTGCTGTTAGTTACCCCAGTGCCTCTTACAGTTTGACCCGCAAGTAGTTCACCGTATGACACTGCTGACACTGTCATTGTGGTACCAGAGATAGTAGCAGTGAATTCTGCACCATACGGTGCCAATTTATAAACTCTAGCAGCCTGACTCAATGGATTCATCAAAGTCACTGCGTCTGGTATTTCTGTAGGATCAGAACCAATACTGCGTAGTCCGTACTTACCGTGACTGTTAGACCCTGCAATACTGCGAATTTGTCCGCCGTTAACAGCATAGTAAGCAGTGTAACAATAGTAGGTAAAAGTCGACACCTGTTCAGTCAATCCAGTATTGTTTGCTACAATACCATAGCCAAGATCGTTGACCTGTGTAAAATCATTGGCCAACATTGATCTGTTGCCCGGAGTTTCTAAAATAATTCCCACATTACTGCTATTCCAGGGAGTGGTGTCATTCAATTCAACAACCGCAATGCCAGTGGTAGAATCATAACTTTTAATATAATCTACTTGAAATCTCGAACCGTTGTCATAAAATGCACACGGCGCCAACGGGGCTCTATATGTTAATCCTGAAAGTGTTAACTCTAAACCGTCGATACTAGCGTTGGTAATGTTGGCTTGCAATCTTCCCACAAACCCGTCAATGTACATACCTCCTCTAAAGGCCTGTTTATTGATACTCTGTGTAAAACAACTGTTACTTTGAAAATATGGAGATTTAGATCCCACTAATCCTGCTGGATCCAACACACACATGAATCCGCCCATACCTTGGCCGGTCATGTTCTGCATCTTGCCAGCATCATTCCATAAGAACATGTCTAGATCTTTGTTGTTTTTGGGACTTGTTCTAATAGTAGTTGATCCCACAGTTTGACTAATAGAAACTGTGTACACTCCAGTATTGCCAACACCTGAGCCGCTGGCCTCGATAGTTGTAGAACTAATAGTTGATGTAATAGTAGTAGATGTAACAGTCTGGCTGATGTTTACGGTATACGTACCCACACCACCTAATCCAGTAACATTACCTGAAACTATGGTTCCTGGAGTAATAGTACCACCAGTAATAACTTGACCGGCAATCAGTACACCTGCAGTAACTCCGGTAACTGTCAGTGTTGTTCCTGAAATTGATCCTGTGACTACTGCACTAGAAGTATCTACGGTATACGTACCTATTCCGCCAGTGCTACCAGTTAATTGACTGCTGACCGTAGTACCGAACGGAATGTTAGTGCCAGTTAGTTCTTGACCAATTCTAATTGGACCATTGATCATCTCTGTGACTGTCAGTGTGGTAGCGGTGATCTCCCCCACAAATTTAGTATCTACAATAGTGGTACCCGTAGCAATACCAGTACCGTAAATCACAGTTCCTGGTAATAACACACCTTGTGATACCGATGTTACAGTCAAATTGTTTCCACTGATAGATCCTGTGAACACAGGATCTGTAGGATTGCTTAGATAATGATACCCATAATTGAACGTGTCGTAAATGAACCATTCTCCACTAGGCACAGCAAATGTATTGCTGAGTTGTTCAAATACTGTGGCACTGATGTTTGCCCCACTAACGTTGGTAATTATTGCTTTACCATTAGCGGCTATCAATACCTTGTTAATCCACAGTCTATCAGCAATGCCACTAGACAGTGTAAAATTGATGTTTCCCGAAGTGTCACTTGGTGTAAGTGTAACACTGGTCGCATAATTTACACTGTAGTCAATATTACCTATCAACAGTCCGTCAAATGTTCCGTCTCTATAAAAATATGTACGTGCCCATTGACTTTGACTGATACGATCTCGTGGCCTAACAATACATCTACGGAATTCATCACCTTTTAATGTAACGTTAGTAGGAACTTTGATAGGCAAGTCTTCGTAATAAATTCCACTTTCTATCTTAATAGTAATTTGTAATTCAATGTTGGGTTCACCAAATTCTAATTGTTCGCCGATGACAAAATTAATTGGCGCTCTCAAAAGTCTACAACGAATAAAGTCAAAATTGGTACTGTCTTCGTTGGCTGCATATTCTGTAATTACAGCAGTGGCACCTGATGTCATACCTCGAATGATCTTGCCAGGAGTGATGTCAAGATTAGTATCATTACCTTGATCCACAAATCCATTGCCGCCGTTGCTAAAACTAATTTCAACTAGGCCGGTGCCAAAATTTACCAACGGTGCGTTGGCAATGTTGGTGACAATGTCAGTCACAATGGTAAACAAACTATTTTGATATGCTACTGCGGGTCCCGACACATTGTTGTAAATGCCGTTGATAACTTGTGTTTGTGTATTAGGAGCAATACCAGTAACAGTTTTTGCTACTACAGTATTTTGCACAATCTGTGCAGATATAGTTTTAATCCTGTTGATAGCACTGAGTGTTTCTACAGGATATACTGTTCGTTCAATTATGGCATCAGCATCTCTGTAATAATTTTTACCAATATTTCTGCTTTGATAGTTGCCGCCAGTGGTCATGTCAATGATCACACTGTCAACAATATTTAAAATATTTTGTGCAAATGCCACAGAATTGTATACCAAGTTAGGAAAATTCAATCCTAACCATGCAATGGCTTCTGCTTCGATAAATGTTCTGTTCTGATTTAGTAAAAACGTAGCGTCTGTGTATGCCAAACTGGTACTATTACCGCTGAGGAATGTATTGGTACTGACCTCAGTGGCTGTTTGTTCAAGACCTTGAGTATATATCAACAGTTGTCTATATGGTCCTGGTTCTTCTTTACCCAGTTCTATTAGATCTTCTGCTCGAGCACAAGCAGCACCAATGGTTGCGTAGGCATAAGAAAAACTGCCACCGTCTTTGCCTGCAGGAGTATTTGCCTGCGCATCGTCACCAGTAGTTGCTACAAATAAGTTTACACTACTGGCAAAACTGTTGTTGTCTACATAGTATTTGGTAGCAGCTCGTAAACCTTCTGGATCTGTTGATATTTGTCCGGCAAGTCCACCAGGATGATCATGTAGATTCAATGCTCCGGTCATTGAATCGCCCGCCTTCGAAACCACTTCATTTCTACGTGGAACTTGTGTACCTGTAGCACCAGCAGGCACATTCAACGCCCCAGTCATAGTGCCTCCAGATTTGGCTACATAGGTAGTGTCAGCGTATCCTTTGTTCACAGCCAATGTATTAAGACTAACAGTGGTTCCATGTATAGTATTAAACAATGTTAATGCAGCGTTGTCGGGATTGGCTATGTTACCGATAGTAAATGTGTTGGCATTCAATGGTGCAGCCAACAATGGCGTGGTGTCTGCAGACACATTACCAGAAATATTGGTAATTGTAATAGCATTGGGATTGCTGTTGTCGATATTAATGCCACTGCCCGCAGCAATGGTTTTCAATCGTAATGCTGTGCCAACAGAATTCACAGCAACCACATGATTGGCATATCCTTCAAAACTGGTGGCAGCCTGCACAGGGGAAACTTCAGTGCCTAAACTGGTGCGTTTGTTGATACTGACATCATCTAAGTTGACAAAGCCAATAGTATCACCACCTCCTATGATGGCATATAGTTCACGAAAATTATCATTTACTTTACGGAACGATTCGCGAATACTGTCGCCAGTGCCGTCATTACCTTGTGTGCCAGTATCTACTTGTTGTCTTGCCATTGTTATACTCCGAAACTTGATCCGCAACCACATGTTGACTGTGCATTGGGATTTTTAATTGAAAAAGAAGAACCATGTAAATCTTCTTTATAATCTATCACTGCGCCCTGTAAGTACTGCATACTCATAGCGTCTACTAAAACTTTAAATTTGTCCAACGAAATTTCAAAATCATCTTCGTTATGCTCTTTGTCCAGCGTAAATCCATAAGTGAACCCACTGCATCCGCCACCTTGTACAAATGTTCTCAATGACATAGTGGGATCATTTTCTTCTGCAAGGATATCTAAAATTTTGATCTTTGCTGATTCTGTAATTTCTATCATTTTTATTGCCTCTATGGGTATTTACCTTATTTTTTTATAACCTTAATGTAAATACATTATGTTTATCACAGTGGAAGAACGCACGTCTACATATACCAGAATTAGCAAACTGGGGCAATTACATACCTACAATCGCAGTTGTGGGTATGCGGTGTTACGGTGTGACAGTTGTGGAGAAATATTTCGCCGATTGAAAGGATCAATGGATCCTAAAAGACTCAGCAACAGTTATTTTCATTGTTGTGAACACTGTAATCCCAAAACATTTGCTCAAAAGAAAGGCGTCGAGCGACGCCTTGTGTGGGACATGCCGGCCAGCAGCATGGCTGACATCAGCCGATTGTAGACAATCTTGCATTGATTACATCATAGTTTATAATTTTCCAAATGTTTTCTAAATATTTTTTCTTGTCTGCTTGATAATCTAATGCCCAAGCATGTTCCCACCAATCAATTAACAGCACAATGTCTTTCTTAATTTCATGATTGACGATTGTTTTGATTTTGCCATCAGTGGCCAGATACACCCATCCTGAGCCTTGTATTGCCATTGCTGTTTTGGTAATTTTTTCTTTGAACTGATCAACACTTTTATGGTGTTTGTTTATAAATGTCAATGCTGCGCCAGTTGGTGGATTGGCGCCGTTGGGTTTTTGTAACTGTCCAAAATATATGTTGTGTAAAAAAGCACCTGCTTCGTTAAAATCAGCATCACCTTCGCCTGTATTATAACGATCAACATATCCTTTATACAATGTACCATAATGATAGTCAATGGTTTCCTTGCTTTTAACCGGTGCCAAATCATTGCGGTCATACGGCAATTTAAGATGCACTAATGTGTTCGATTTGCCTTCTAATATATAATGCCGAATAAAATTATATGTCATGCGGTATTTATGTAATAAATAATTGCCACAGGAGGAACTTAAATGTTCAATAAAATCGTAGAATTCTTCACAGGCAAAAAGCCAGAAGCAGCCCCAGCGGCACCATACAAAGTAGAAGTAACACCAGTAGTTGAGGCAGCACCTGCTCCGGTAGCGGCAATTGTTCCTGACGCAGTGATAATCACGTCGGACGCAGTTGCGCCAACGTTAGTAGTTGATACAATAGTAACTGAGCCAACACAGCCCGAAGTAGCCGCGCCTAAATCTACGGCAAAGCGCGGACCAGCCAAAGTTACTGCTAAACCTAAATCGCCTGCAGTACCTACTAAAGCGCCACGAAAGTCTAGATCAAAGAAGGTTTAATGTTTTAGCCTGCTCGTAAAGAGCAAATGAAGCAAGATTCTTTGATTTTGATTCACACATGATATCATGTGTTGCTAAAAAACTCAGTGCCCATTCATTCACTGCTGTGTTCCAGTAGAAGTTTGAGTGTGCTCTGAGTTTTTGTTTTTTGTGCCCAGATTCTAATAGTGCCGCATAATCAGGTAGTGTTTTATTACAGTGATTAGGCAACCATTCTTCTCGACTAACAGAATAATGCATAACAGGGCGTACACCTCGCCAACTGTCAATTACACGCAGAACTCTATCGTCGGAGGGGTGAATGTAGTCTCCTGTACGGACCCAGTGATGGTGTATATCAAGCACGAGGGCGCAATGCTTTTGCAGTTCGAGACTGTCTTCGATTCCCCATGCGTTCTCGTCGTTTTCGATTGTGATAACATTTCTTGCTTCGGGGGTAAGTCGTCCGAGTACATCTTTAATGCCTTGGGGACCTCTTCGACCTGAGATGTGTACGTTGACTTTGAAGTCTTGGAACGACTTACCGTATCCCATCCAGCGAACCATATCGACATGATATTCAAACTCCTCTATTGACCTATTTACAATATCATCTGACTCACTTGCCAAGACAGTAAACTGACCAGGATGAAAAGACAACCTAACGCCGCTCTGGCGAGCCACATCTCCCACGGCTCGAAATGCTCTTTCGCAATAGGCTCGGACATCAGGAAGCCGCCAAAACCAACTCCAATCCTGCTGAGTATACACAGGTAAGATATCGCTGCCGAGTCGTACCATTCTAAGATTTTCATCAAGTGCTCCTACACGTTCAACAAGTTTGCGAATAGATTCTATGTTGTCTTTCATTAGATCCCATAGTTTTTCTTCGGCTATTTGCTGGCTTTGTCTATTTAACCAACTGACAGTAGTACTGCTGGTATTATATTGTTTAGCGTCATCTTTAGGCTTAATGCCGTTCATTTGATCAGGACGGTCAATCCATTTGCAAGCAAAGCCAAGTTTGTGTGTGGTATGTGTAGTCATGCTATATAATAACAGAACTAATGAAATTTGTCAATGAAATTTTCGATATTTAATAAATTTGGTGCTTTAAATAGTGCTCCGGTATTTGATGCGTTTGTACAAGGACTAACCAAACACGGACAACAAGTAGTAGAACATGACATCACGGCCGATGTAGCAGTGATATGGTCAGTGCTGTGGAACGGACGTATGCGACCAGCACAGGAAATATTCAACTCATTTCAACTTAGAAACAAACCTGTGGTAGTTTTAGAAATTGGGTGTTTAGAGAGAGATCAAACTTGGAAGATTGGCGTCAATGGGGTCAACATGGGCCATTTTGAATGGGCTCGGTCCATTACAAGGCCACATTTAAAAAAGATATCATTACATCCTGATAAAATTACAGGGGATGTCATAACCATATGTACACAAAATCACATGAGTGAGCAGTGGCGCAATCAACCTATCACTGTTAATTGGTTAGAAAATACCATATCTAACGTGAGAAAATTTTCTCACAGACCAATTCATATACGGGCACATCCTCGAGTCCCTATGCAGTTCAATATGAGCAAGCACAAAAATGTCACTGTGTCGAAACCTAATCCACTCAGCAACGATCGTAGTTTAATAGAATCTCTCAGCAACACACGATTTTTGATCAATCACAATTCTAATCCGGCTATCATTGCTGCACTTTGGGGAATTCCTGTACACGTTGATCAATCTAGTTTAGCATATCCTGTTAGCAATGTTAATTTGGCCAACATAGAGACTCCTACTGTGTATGATAAAACTGAATGGTTGTCAACTTTGTTACAAACAGAATATACCACAGATGAAATGCGCCAAGCAGACGTTATTGATCACCTACTGAGATATCTTAAATCCAATTATCAACTATTATAGGATCTTTAACTACATGTACCATTGGCTTACCATGAAATGCCAATATTGCTGTTTCAGGATGTGGCGTAGGATTTTTGATTTCTTTAAAGTTACTGTTGTCGTTTAACAATTCAGATTTAGACCTTACTTCCCACTTATAACTTCTAATCCAATCGTCGGGGTAAAATACAATAGAATCGCTATGCATTGCATAGATATAATTCTGATCCCCATGATATTTTGTAGTAATGCCTAGATTCTTTTCTAAGTTTTCCCAGATGTCCGAAAAGTCACCGTTGTTCCATCGCATCACTGCACTGCCCAACATGTGGTAATTGGCCCTCCACACTCTGCCTGGATCTCTAAGGCCACAAAAACTATCAGGATGAAATTGAAAAAACTTGTCAATATTTTTTATTATCACTGTGTCCAGGTCTAGAAATAAATTGACATCGCCGCTGTCAAATTGACCTTTTTTAAAGATATAGGGTTTCCACCACCACCCTTTGAGAGTATTGTTGGGCAGAGGTTTTATAATGATGTTTGAATCAATTTCAGATGTGTCTTCAGTAAAACAATAAAATTTGTGGGGCAGTGTTAGATGTCGTTTTACCATATAATATAAACGATTAACATAGTCACTGCTATATTTTGTACCGTGTTTCAAACAGATAACATTGATCATTAACGCCAGTTTTCCACAATTATTGGATCATCTGTTTCGTGTGGTTTTGGATCACCATGAAACACCAACACACTGGTATCTGGAGACACAGTAGGGTTGGCTATAGATTTAAATCTATATCGGTTGTTGTACACTTCAAGGTCAGTTTTGTTTCTAATTTCCCATTTGTAACTTTTTGCCCAGGTGCTAGGCCAGGTCACAAACTGTTTTTGTGCCGATGCAAAAATCCAATCTTGATCACCGTGATACTTGATTTTGATTTTTTCACTATCGCTGACAAATTCATGCCATACGTGCGTGAGACTTTGACTGGTAAATCGTATGATACTGCTGTTAAAGTCGCTGGTTTCTGGTTGTTTGGGCAATTTGAAATTTTGCAAGATAACATTTTGGCCTGGCTCGTAGTCCCAAAATTTATCAATAGAGTTTACAATGACCAAATCGAGATCAAAGTACAATATAGTTCCAGTCAGCGGAAACGACTTAGCAAACAAATAAGGTTTAAACCACCAGCCTTTGGTATTTCCCAACATTGGCAAGTTTAATACTTTTATATCTTTGTTAAGACCAGTGCCGTCCTCAGTTAAGCAAGCAAATTTAAATGGCACTGTGCTGTGGCGCTTGGCCATGCTGTACAATTTGTTCACATACAATGCACTATATTTGCTGCCATGCTTTAAGCATACAATCCATTTTTCGTTATTCATAATTTTGAGTTAATTGATGTATTTGTTTCAATTGTGTTATTATCGATTCTAACTGAGACAGCGGAATCATATTAGGTCCATCGCTAGGGGCTCGATCCGGATCTTCATGACATTCCATAAACACAGCAGCGACTGAGCCTGTGGCTACAGCAGCTCTCGCCAAGTACGGGACCATGGTCCTATCTCCGCCAGATCTTTCTCCCATTCCTCCAGGCTGTTGAACAGAATGTGTGGCATCAAAGACCACTGGATAGCCAGTGCTTGCCATAATGGGTAGACTACGCATATCGACAACAAGATTATTATATCCATGAGTGTATCCTCTTTCACAAAGCATTATTCGTTTATTGCCCGTTGATGCAATTTTATCTGCAACATTTTTCATGTCATGAGGTGCAAGGAATTGACCTTTTTTAACATTAATGGCACATCCTGTTTCTCCTGCAGCCAACAATAGGTCAGTTTGCCTGCAGAGAAACGCTGGGATCTGCAAAACATCAATGCCAGCGTTAGCACACAACTCTGCCTGATAACTTTCGTGAATGTCAGTTAAAACAGGCACTCCTAATTGATGTTTAACAGCATTGAGAATCTGTAGTCCTTCGTCAATTCCTAGACCTCGCTGTGTTGAAATACTTGATCGATTGGCCTTGTCAAAACTGCTTTTGTAGATAAACTTTAAGCCTACCTTTTTGCAAATTTCACTAATATGTCCTGCAGTATCTAAAGCATGACTCATGCTTTCAATTTGACAGGGACCTGCAATTAATGCAAGATCCTGTCCTAATCCTATAGAAATATTATTAATATTAATCATTCAAACAAGTCTTCATTCCATTCACGGTGCCCTTCACGGAACGCCATATTGGCTTGTGTTTCACGGACTTCTACACGATAGCACCACAGGCGTTCTGCTTCACCCTTACCCCACATCTCTGGAATGTAAACGCCATTGACATATTTGTAGAGCATGTCGCTAAGGCCTTCACAACCTAGACGAGGTAACACTACAATCTTGGCCATATTCTTTTCTTGTAGCAATTTGAATGTAGCCATTTCTGGATCATCTTGTGCAACAATTAGTGTATGATCAAATTGATCTTCTAGTGTTTTCTTTAGTTCTTTTAAACCACCATAGTCGGCCGCCCAATTGCGAACGTCTAGGTTGTTGGTGCCAAAGTAAAACTTCATGCTAAATGAATAGCCGTGAATTAAATTACAGTGACTATCACTTCTCCATTGCCTGTAAGCACAGGGAAATGCGTCGTGATATTCTTTTGTCGAAGTGTACTTATAAAGTACGGGTTGTAGATTTGCCATCTCTAGTCTCCTTTGTAAGGTAGCAAGTTTGACGACATGCAGAGTTTATATAGCGGGGTGAATGACGTAAAAAGTCCGCTGTATAGTAATTATACAGTAATTTCTTTAATTGTCAAGTTCTTGAATCCCTTCCACTGGGAGGGATTTTGCCAATTAGGTCGTTGCCACTGTATAAATTCTATATTAGGGTTAAGTTCGAATATCTTTGCCAACTGCACTATCCAGAAACTATGTCCGACGGGTCGGTCACCGGCCTTGCCATAATTAGGAGTGTTCATGTATAAGTTATTATAAGTTTTACCAATACCGTACAGATCAAATCCCAATAGATTAACAGTGTGTGGTTGCTTCAATGCCGCCAGTAACACTGCATAAGGTCCACTGTTCCAATGTAAAGGACTGTCAAATTTATGTAGTCCCTTGTATGGCAGTTCTGGCACTGGTCTAATCTGTGTCTGATCAGTGTAAAACGCCATCCAGTCTTGTCTAGTGTAAATTACAGTATTGTGATATTTTTCATTGAGTCTGATTTCTTCAACCATTCGACGATCAACCGCAACTATTTCATCAACAACGTAGTCACGGTGTATGGCATTACACCCAATAATTTTGCCTTGTAATTTTCTTAGCGGATAATTTTGTCTACTAATCCCGTTGCCCACTACCCAGATATCATTTTCCGATTGCACCAAATGGTTCCCATTGTCCAGGTGTTCCAGACATCACACATACCCAACCAACATAATCACTAATTTTGGGATCAATATTCCAACAAATATCTCCTTTGTTGAATTGTCCTGATACTGGTACGCTGTCCCCAGTTATGAATTTTTTTCCAGCAAAACTCATAGTGCCTGCAGTGGTGAAACTAACTGTGGGATCTGGATGACGAACACCTACACTTAGTTGTCCATACACTGATACAACTCTGTTGGTGTTATGTCGATTGCCAATGGAAATATGTCCTGCGGCACTGACTGTGATTTCTGATTCTCCATCCACAGTAACTTCAAAACTGTTGGATGTTTTTACACCTTGAGAATCGAAACTGATAGTATTGTTGTTGCTGGTTAAATGTAAACCTTTATCAAACGTCAACACTTCGCCTTTGCTGTCAAACTTGACTGTGCCGTAGACTGATAAATTTTGCAGTGTGCCTAATTTAGTCAAACTTGATTCAGTGACAGTAGCACCCAGTGTATTTTTACTAATAACCATGGCGCCGTCGACACAGTAGTATCGATCTTTGGCCAAGTCTATAATTTCTGTACTGACCAGTCTGTCAGGATCTACTTCAAAAGTCAATGATCGTTTGCCCGAACCTAACCATACTAATCCGGTAGTTACTGGTTCAGTGTGCCAGTCTGGTGCAATAAATTCAATTGCTTTGTTATTTCGATTGCTGGTTTCTATGCTGTCGGCAATGATTTTACCATGTACTCGCAGCACACCGTTTTTAAATTTAGTATGACCAACTATGACTTCGCCTGATCTAGTGATCAGTAATCTATCAGTATTGTCAGTTACCAACACAAGATCATCAGCGGTGTAAGTTCCAATTTTGCCAGTGTCATTTTTATGACTACCGATAACCAGTTCAACTCCGTTGTCTACAACACTGAGGCCAGCATTAGGAGCATCAGTACCAATACCAACACGTCGAAAATCACTGTCTACTTTAAGTGTATTTCCTAAATTAGCATGCCCGCCCACTGTGAGATTCTTAAGAATACCTACTTCTTTAAGATTGCTTTTGACAACAGTACTGCCTAGTTCATTTTGTTTTAGAACCAGCGTATTGTTATACAACAGCCCATATCCCGATGTTAGATTAATATTAGTGTTGGCCCACAAATTTCCCTCACGCATAATGAAGTGTTTTGTAGTGTTTCCACTGGTAAAAAGTAGCCCTTGACCGTCCAATTCTCTTTGAGTATTGCCAGTGAATGTTATATTGTTTTCCATATCTGCCCTCTAGACTGTATATTTATACGCCTATAGAGTAGATGTTAGATCTACTTTTGACCAATTTACACCATTGAATAGTGCGAGTGCGGATATTGTGTCATTGTGTTTGACTGCAAACAACTGGCCCAACTGTGGATTTTCAATGCTGAGAATTTCATCTTTACTGAGACATTTGAGACAATTTGTCCCGTGAAAGATTATTTCTTTGCTGTGTACATCTACTTCTAGATCAATGCCGGATCCTGCGGTCAACTGTACAGCACTGTCAGTTGAGTCAGCACCAATGTAATGATGCCCTGGATGTACTATGATGTTTCTAAATGCATCTGCTGATGCTACTCCTGCGCCCATGAGAAATACTCCTTAGTGGAGTATTTAACCCATGTTTGATCTCAGTTAGGCTACTTTGAGCAACAGCGTTTCTTCGTTTAAGCGACCGTTCATTTTGGTATCTACAGCGTTGATGTCTTCAAGGAACTTGCGTAGCACTACTTTGCCGGCTGCTTTAAAGGCCGCTAACTGTTCTGCAGGCTTGCGCAGAGTCTTTTGCACAGATTTCATCTCACTAAAACCTGTGATTGTAGTGCCCTTAACACCTAATTCTTTAAACTCCTCTGCAACATACTTGCCCAACTTGCGAGTTTTGCTATTAAACACCCACAGTTCCTGAGCACCAATGATGTCTGCAGGGTTGACACTGACCAGTTTTAAAGGCTCATCAGTCTTCTTGAACTTGAGTTTAGCAATCAATTTGTCCTTGCTAACTGCTTTGGTTTTACGGGGCTTCTTGTTAACTTTGGCTTCTTGCATCAGCATGTTGCAAGCCGATTCAATCTCTTGCAGGAACGCAATAAAGTTCTTGATCTGCTTACGAGTACGATGCTTGTAGCCTTCTTTCAACTGCTCGTCACCATCACCACTGGCCAACTCGTTCAACTCTGTAAGATCGCCGGCATAGAAATCACGGATGATACGTGCATGAGCAGCCTTGGCACCTTTGCCTTTGAGCAAGTTCAGCATTTTGAATGCTTTGGGATCAAAGTTCTCAGGATCAGTTTGATAACTTTCGTATGCATCTTCAATTTCTTCTGTCATCAACAATGCGGCATCTCGAGTACGTTCTTGAATAGTTGGCACATAAACTATAGCCTTGTTAGCATCTGCCTCGGCCTTGACAGCATCTTCGTCGATATCGTTCTTGCCTTCATCAATAATTTTAGCAATTTCTGCACTTAACCAAGTAGCAGTGTCACGACCATTGTTAAAGTCCGGACGTGTGCTCTGCATGCCTTTGAGCAAGCAGGCAGCAATTGAACCTACAGTCAGCGAGCAACGATTGTCTTTGGTTTTTTTAAAGGATGCAATGGTCTTCTTGTCGTAGCCATTTTTGCCCATCCAGTCAATAACTTTAACTTTGAGTTCTTTACCGGAAGCCTCCATACGATAGTACTTCATGGCACTGTGGAAATAACGCAGAAACTGATTCTCATCCCACGCTTCACAACCTACCCAACTTGGACTGTAGTCACGTTTGGCTTTTTCACGAAGTGCGATAGATTCTTTTTTGAGTTTAGTTGCCATTTGGTTGCTCCTATGCGTTAAACAATGTATGTATTATAGCACCTATTTACTGCTAAGTCAAGATATTTTGGATAACCATTTATATGCTAATAAATAGTCTGCAAGAAATTAATGATTGTTCCCATTCAAATACGGGGACAAAATAGGAACCATTTAATAATGAAAAAAACAGTACTTGTTACGGGCGGTGCAGGATTTATTGGGCATCATATGATACGACGATTACTTAAACATGCCGAATACAATATTATTAGTTTAGATCGATTAGATTTTTCTGGCAATTTAAATAGACTGTCCGAATTGCGGCAAGAGTTTGGAACTGATGCTACTTCAAGAATAACTATCATTCATCATGATCTCAAAGCTGAGATCAATTCGCAACTAGCAAAACAAATTGGACCAGTTGATATAATTATTCATATGGCCGCCGGAAGTCATGTGACCCGGTCAATAGAAAATCCTATGTTATTTGTAATGGATAATGTAGTTGGTACTTGTAATCTGTTGGATTATGCTAGGAATTATCTACCCAATTTAGAAAAATTTATCAATTTTGGTACAGATGAAGTGTTTGGTAGTGCTCCTAAAGGCATCGAATATAAAGAATATGATCGCTACAACAGCCGTAGTCCGTACAGTGCAACCAAAGCCGGTGCTGAAGAATTATGTGTAGCATACGAAAATACATTTGGTATGCCAATTTATTGTACACATACAATGAATGTATTCGGAGAACGACAATCTCCAGAGAAATTTATTGGCATTGCTATGCGTAAAATATTATCTGGGGAAAGTGTAACTATTCACTGTGATGAAGAGACCGGCACAGAGTCTGGATTGCGACACTGGGTGCATGCCGCAGATGTGGCAGATGCTACTATGTTTATCATGGATCTTCCGCATAAAGGATTTCCTCTTGCTAATGACTTTGGTGAAGTAACATGCCCTAAATTTAATATTGTAGGACAACAAGAAATTTCTAATCTTATGGTGGCACAAACAATTGCTGATATATTGGGCAAAGAATTAAAATATACTATGATTGGTTATGATACACAACGACCTGGCCATGACTTTAGATATGCTCTCAGTGGTGAGTATATGAAGCAACTAGGTTGGGAGCCTAAGTATGATTTTACTACACGTATTGAACAAATGGTACAGTGGACTTTAAAGAATGACCGTTGGTTAAAAATATGAGTCGTGTAGTTGAAAATATAAAATGCCTTGCCTGTGACTCTGACAATATACATATAGCGTTAGATTTAGGTCTCCAACCACTTGCTAACAATTATAAGGAATCCGTGGAATCCACGGAAGATCGATACCCGTTAGCAGTTAAATTATGTTATAGTTGTAAACATTTACAATTAAGTCACTCAGTAGATCCTGCAATTATTTACAAAAATTATCTGTATGCCACTGGCACCAATCAAACAATACAAGACTATTGTAAATGGTTTGCTAATTTTATTCAAGAATATATTGGTGTAACTGGTAAAGTGTTAGATATTGGCTGTAATGATGGTACCCAGTTAAATTATTTTAAAGATTTAGGATTTGATACGTATGGTATTGATCCTGCTAAAAATTTGTATGATCGAAGTAGGACTAATCATAATGTTATTTGTGATTTTTTTGGCCCAGACGTGACCAGCAAATTATTAGAAGTCAAATATGATGTAATTGTTGCACAAAATGTTTGTGCCCACAACCCCGACCCGGCAACATTTTTAGAGTCATGCCGTAAATTAATGAGTGACACTACCTTATTATTTGTACAGACTAGCCAAGCAGATATGGTATTGAATAATGAGTTTGATGCAATATATCACGAACATGTAAATTTCTTTAATGCCAACAGTATGAAACATTTGGCCGAAAGAGTAGGATTATATCTTAACGATGTACAAAAATCTTCCATTCACGGAAACAGTTATATTTTTGTGTTAAGTACATTGAATAGTCGTCCTTACCATGTACAAAACATTATTGATTTAGAATCGTCTCGTGGATTATTATCTATTGAAACATATAATAAATGGCATGATGCTGTAATTGACAATGTCAAAAGATTAACTACTATATTAAATGATTTTAAAAATCAAGGGTATACATTAGTTGGTTACGGTGCAGCCGCTAAAGGAAATACTCTTCTTAATTATATCAATCAATCTTTGAATTTAATAATTGATGACAATCCATTAAAGCAAAATATGTATACTCCTGGTACAAACATTCCTATTAAATCTATAGATGTGTTAAACGACTTTGATAAAAACGAAAAGATCTTGTTTATGCCACTTGCCTGGAATTTCTTTGCAGAAATTACTCACCGTATTAAGATGGTACGAGATGAACCACACGATTTATTTTTGAAATATTTTCCCAAGGTAGAAATTAAAAATGTATAAATTTCCAATCATTGAACTAGTTGATAGATATTGTATAGCCAAACTTAAATTTGCAAAACTTGGTAATAACAAAGAAGAATTAGATTTTTACACAGATCAGTTGCATAATATCAACTTTGATTTGATTAAAGAAGAATTAGATCAGCTTTACAAAGTTCATGAAGAAGTTTGGGACTTAGAAGATGATTTTAAAAAATTTAGGGTAGAACACAAATATGATCTTGCCGAAGTTGGTCGCAGGGCATTGCATGTTCGAGATGTTATGCATCAACGATATGACCTTAAAAATTTAATGGCTGAAAAATTAAACGACCCTGTTAGAGAAGTAAAAAAATACGGTTAATTATTTTTATATAAGTCTTCCAAACTATTCCACAGATCATCAGATGACAATGACAACAGGTGATTTCTGTTGTACTCTAATGTGTTTCTTAATGTAGGAAGTAGTTGTTCTAACTTTTTCTTACCTTCTTCGGTAGTATAAAATTTAATTTGATTAGATATAAGGTTGTATTTTTCAAAAGATTCCGGCATCGAATCATACGATTCGTCAAACATCTCTGGGAAAGTTTTAAAACCATATCGATGCAAAGTCTCAAGATGGTAACGTGGGCCATAAATAATAAATGGATGGCAACAAAAAATAAGTTTGTAAATTTTTTCAGTTACCTGAGCCGGTCCTTCTCCAGATTGTGTTTCAGTTACCACTGAAAAATACGTGTTGGCAATCCAGTCTGGATTAACATTCGAGCCTTCTTTAAGCGGGTCCATAGAAAGATTTACAAAGTCATTAACTAGTTTTGTTACTTTTATATCAGGATTAGATATGACGTACTCAACAAATTTTTGCTCTTCTTCTGTTTCATGATGCCCGTGCTCCACATATGCGGCAAACTCAACAATTGGATTTTCAAATGTTGACACTGGTGGAACGAAGCCATTCCAAGAATACATTCCGTATTGTAATAAATTTTTATATTCTAAATGTTTAAACAGTACATATCTATAATAAGTTACTCGGTTGTTAAAATATAAAAAAAGATAAGGTTTGTTGTAATTATTGCAATAAATTCCTAACCAGTCAATATGATTTAACGATCTAATTATTTTAGGAACTACATATCCGTATGCATTAACATCTTTAAATTTTATTTCTGGTTTAGGTGGATCAAATTTGGAAATTTCTGTTTTATATTCTATCAATCGCCTTTCGATAGAAGAATCGGTGGCTGCAAAAATAATGTTATCAAGTCGTGTAATCTTTTGTAGACTGCATATTGTTCCAACTTGTTGATGTATTTCATTTAGAGTAATCCAACCAGTGGGCGCCTTCATTGGTTCAAAACTACATAAAAATAAAATTTTAAGTTTATCTTCATTTATAAGATCAACAATATTTTTACCTAATAATAACAAAGGCCAACTCCAATGATATTCCATTGTGGTTATTACTATAGGGTATACATTAAAGTCATGTTTATAATTATCAATTTCTGATAACAAAATATGAGGAGGGTTGTGTTTTATATTTCTTAAGACTACATAACTACCGTTTTGAGTATCAAAGGAGGTTATTAATGTATCAGTTGTAGGGGATGTAACTCTGAGGTTTTTTATAAAAACTGTTCCTTCTTCTTGAGAAGGAAGGCGGTTGTCAAGTGCTCCTATATGAAGATGTATAAATCCAGACTTGCTCGGCCGCATTTCTACACTAACTGATTTCCATTCTGATGTTGACAACTTCTCATTTATATTAAAAGATTCCCCACCTAAGAATGTCCAAACATCTGAATCTAAAATAGAAATATTGCAATTTGTAGCAGTTTCTAATTTTATGTCTACAGTGATGGTATATGGAACTCCTGTTAATACTTCACACCGAGTGTATAAATCCCAAGACTTTGAAGTTAAGTTACACCGTACAGTTTCGCCCTGGCCGAACCCGTGCTGTATTGTACTATCCCATGCAGAATCTTTTAATAGATGTGTATTAACATCGACTCCCCATTCAAACCAATAAGGAGTAACACCCCAACCAGCGTTATGATAATGACCTATTAGATTGCTTTCTGGAATATTCGAATCAGGATCTATATTATCAAAAACAAAATTTACCGGCATTTATAAACTTCCATTTGTTTCAGTTACCCATGCTATTTCTTCTTGGCTATATGGCAAGATTTGTTTATTATTGCCGTGCAGTAGATCTACAGTCACATTGGGTGTTACTTCTTTACAATCTGTATACAGTGTTTTAGCCATATCCAGTTTGCCTGGCTGTAGCATAATTCTTACACCTAACCAGTTTAAACTAGCATTGTGATTGCGTTGTCTACTTTCATCTGCACTTTTAATGTTGGATATAAATTTCTTATAGATTTCAGGACGTTCTAAATAAGTCAGATGCGCACTAAATCCAATATCGCTGACCTGCATTAGTTTAGAATAGTATGCAGGAGTATGGCTACCGTTTGTTGTAGTATGTATTATATGAAATAAGTCGTCGTGCAGGTGTGTAACAAAATCTAAAAAGTCTGGATTAAAAGTAGGCTCTCCGCCGGTAAACACAAATTTCATTTTTTGATTTGCGCCCCAGAATCTACTCAAGTTTTCTAACCCATGTTTCAAAGAGCCAAGAGTTTTGTGACCTTCGTAGTTGTTGTGACTATCGGGAAAACAATACCAACAGTCATAGTTACATCTACGTCCTAATTCCCAGATGACTAGTTTGTAGTCTTTAAACACTCCTGAAAATGTCATAGTAGGATCTTTAACCAGATCAACAGTAGTTAAGCCGTCAAAATCTAAATTTTTAATTTTTCTTGGTGTAACAACACTAATATCGTCATAACTTTTAACTTTTGGGCTTTGCATGTCAGTACCACAAGCACACACATCCTTGTCGCACTTAATCCATGTATACAGTTCTTCTAGACCGTCTATTCCTTGATTATAAATGCTGCCAAGAGCATCACCTACTTGGCACGTACCTCTATAGACTATACCGTCGTGATGTATATACAAGGATCGCATGCCAGCCGAGCACCACCACCCACGCCATCTGTTAAGATTTAACGAATGTAAGTCCTCCACTGTATGTGATGAAATCTCTTCTTTGTTTATAAAAAGTATCTTTTGTTCGTCGATCTTATTGTCCATTTTCAGCATTCCTCACGGCTTCTAAAACTAGATACATTTCCGGAATTGTTTCGTAAGTATCTTCGCCTCGTAATTTGTCCAATTGATCTGTAACCTTGACAAATTTCCGAGCAGCCTCTAAATCAAAAGATTTCTTAAGTTCATGTATAATATGTGTCAACAAATGATCAATGTTGGTGTTATACTTTTCATTGTGATCCTTAGCCCATGTTTCTAATTTTCTCACAGTGGCTGCACGATAATCATCAGGTAAGATACTGACATGATAGTGCGGTGGATGTTCTAACAAATTAATAAAGAAATTGTTATAGTTGATAAAGTCAGTCTTGGGATGTTTGCGAACAACACCTATACTAATAAGATGCTCGATGATCTCCGGAAATCTTCCTACGTTCCATGCACCTACTGTGATGCCTGGCCGCACAATGGCATTGTCTAGAGTCATTAGTTCCATGAGATTAGCCTCTACTTTACTCCATACAGTGCCTGAACGTATCAATTCTGCTCGAGCACCAATCTCATCAATACTGGGCCAAATTTCTAATTTACCCCATTGCCATTGACGCCAATAGTCGAGAACATTCTTCTTGCCATAGGTCAACACTGACGCATTGGTGTTGTATGATAACTTAACATCAAATCTTTTCTTCTCAACTAACATTTCTAAAATTTGCCAGTGTTCAGGCATGAGCAGGGGCTCGCCACCCGCGAAGTAGATGCGTTCAACGTGATCAACTTGATCCTTTAAGAAATCAAAATTTGTTTTATCATCTACCGAATCAATGTTCCATACTTTTTCTTGGTCTGTAAGGCCTAGTTTTTTAGCATCGGGAACCCATGCTGAACTGTAACGTGGTCCACAACTGCGGCATTTAAAATTACAAAGATTGCTGAAACGGAAATCCCAGTACTTTAACTCCATAGTAGTACAAGTTCCATCTTCTAGAGTAATCTCTGGAATCTTTTCTATTACTTCTGGGAAGTCTCTGTTATGATAGAAACGTCCACTTTCTCCGGTGACTCGTTCTCGATCAAAACATTTGCGACATATCTCTGGTTCTTTGCCTTCAATCATGTCTTTTCTTAACGACTTCATGTTGTCGCTGTTCCATATTTCGTCAATAGTCTGATGATTTAAATCGCCAGCAAAATAGTTGTGAACAGAGGTCAAGCAACACGGAATAACTTTTCCGTTAGGCTCAAAGTTTAAGTGCATCCAAGGCACTGCACATATAGTTGGTTTTGTCATAGTGTATTATATATTAAAATCAAGGTGAATACAACCGGTATCATGAATGCTCAGTCAAAAGAAAACCCGCCCGTAAGTCTAAGACATCAGAGGAGCGGGCCGTATTATTATTGTTTCTTAGCTGGCTCAGGTTTCTTTTCTACCACAGGCTTTTCAATCTTTGGCATTTCTTTGCTGGCTTTTTTGCATTCAATCTTGTCTGCATTGGCAGCATCTTTGCAGTTAATACTAGCACTCTTTGGCTTACGAACTTCTTCTTTCTTACCAGGCTCTCCACCGGCCTGTGCTAATCCTAAACTTAATCCCAATACTAACGCGGCTAATAATTTCATAGCAGTCTCCTTTTGATTATTTATTTACACAAAAAAGCCCAGGGCTATTAACCATGGACTTGTCTGTATTTTGCCAATGCAATTTGTCTAGATAGCCATAATCTAAATTTTATATGATCTGATAATTCGTCGTCTTCGACTAGTTTACCAAATCTTTCTGATTGTCGATTACGACCAAAAGTGATCTCGTCGTTGACTTCAAGTTCACTATCCTCTAGATCTTTTGGATTACTTCTTAGCTGGCTCTTTCTTGTCGTCTTTCTTAGCAGGCTCACTTTTGGAAGGCGTTGCTGTTGCGCTAGCGGCAGGTGCTGGTGCTGGTGCTGTAACAGCAGGCTTGGCATCAGCCTTCTTTTCTTCTTTCTTGGCAGCAGGTGCTTGAGCAAACGCAGTAGCGGCAAACATTGTTGCGATCAGAGTTGCGATCAGAGTTGCGATCAATTTCATGATAAAGTTTCCTTTTTAGTTAATGTAGAAATTTATATCCTACATATATATAACGCGGTAGCCTCTGTAATCGTTTACACAATTTTATTTAATTTGTGTCCAAACACGCTCACGAATCTGCTTTGTTAGTGTGTCGGGTAGTGCCACATAATCTAAGTCTGCGGCATCTTTCTTGCCATTCTTGAATGCCCAGTCAAAGAACTTTAACACTTCATCACTGTTGGCTTTGTTAACAGGAGTCTTGTACATAATGATGAAACTGGCTGAACTCACTGGCCAAGCATTGGGATTCTTTTGATCCACAATACTCAGTCCCATACCAGGAACTGAGAACCAATCAGCACCGTCTGCGGCTGCGGCAAATGTTAGGTCATCTGGACTAACATACTTGCCACTTTTGTTTTGTAGTTGTAGGAATGTCATGTTGTTTTTCTTAACATAAGCATACTCTACATAACCAATTGAGCCTTTGATTCTGTTCACATTGGCTGCAATACCTTCGTTGCCTTTACCACCTACTGAACTAGCAGCAGGCCACTTAACAGCAGCGCCTCGACCCACACGCTGTAGCCACTCTGGGCTAACAGTGCTCAAATAGTCTGTCCAGTTGAATGTTGTGCCTGAACCATCAGCACGATGTACAATAGTAATAGGCTGATCTGGTAGTTGTTTACCTGGATTCAATGCTTGAAGTTTAGGATCATTCCACTTGGCAATGTTGCCCATAAACACTTCAGCCATAACTGGACCAGTGATGCGTAGTTCGCCTGGCTTGAAACCATCTAAGTTTACTACTGGAACTGTTCCGCCAATGATAGCAGGAAATTGAACCTGACCCATCTTGTCCAAGTTCTCACCGCTTACTGGTGCGTCTGTAGCACCAAAGTCTACGGTCTTTGCGTTGATTTGTCTAATACCACCTGATGATCCAATGCTTTGATAGTTCATGCCTGTACCTGTGGCTTTTTTGTAGCCTTCAGCCCACTTGGCATAGATTGGGAATGGAAATGTAGCGCCTGCTCCAGTAATGTCTGCGGCTTGCGCTGACATTGTCACTGCGGCTAGTAAAATTGCTAGTAGTTTGTTCACGGTAAATCTCCTTGTGTAACAACATTATTTAAACACAAAGAGATTACAAAATGATTACAAAATTATGTCCAAAGACTGTCGCGAGCCTTGATTAAACGGATCATCATGGCTTCGTCTTCTGCCGCATAGTCTGCTTCAATCTTCTGTAGTAGTTCATGTGAACGTGTGCTGAGTTCTTCGAGTTCAGGAGTCTTCTTGCTACCAAAAAGTCTGCCATCATTTAGTAGCCGAGCCTTTTCGCAGTAGTCACTCCAGCCACTAGCATCGTGTGGGTCAGGACGATTAGGATAAACAGTGGTCCACCATAGATAAAGTTCTTTTATTTCTTTAGCACGTACGGCTTGGGAAGTAGGTTCAGCAGTGTGTTTTTCACCTTCTTCTAACCATTCTTCATTGGTCAGTGTCATTGCCCAGTCAAGATGATCAAGTCCGGCTTGTGGGCAACGCCAAGTCCGCCAACGGAACCAACCTGTAGCCCAGAATGGAGCATTGTATTTTGCACGGTCTTCCTTGTCACCCCAAGCAATGTGACTCCATGCAGTTTCTATTTCAACAAAATCAACAAGCTCATTGAATAGGCAAGGCAAAAAGCGGTTCCCCACGTCTTGCCACTGGCCAGGCTTAATATCCCTGGGATGAGCGGTAAGACTATTAGTGCGGGTAACAAAACGGTTGTTGATATAATATTTGAAAGCATATAATTGATCCACTGGCCACCAGATAAAATTTTGAATTGCGTCCAGAGCCTCTTCAGCAATCCAGTAACGAACAGGATTGTAGCCTTTGGCTTCATCTTCCCATTCTGCCCAACCATCCGCAGTTAAGGCACCTCGTTTAGGTGTTCCTCGGATCCAGTCTGCAAACTTAGTGCATGACCAATAGTTACTTCTCATTTTATTTTCTCATCAGTTTCATCATAGTTCTAACATGAACACGATCTTTTTCTTTTTCATCTTCGGGCAACTCATCATACGATTTATGTTGTGCCGCGTTATAGTCATCCTGGGGATTACGTTTCATCCATTCAATGTGAATGTACTCTGCGGCTTGTTCAAGATTGTTGGGAAACTTACTAACTGCCTCAGCGGCTGCTTGACCTGCTGCTAGATTTTCTTGTTGTGCTGTTGGGTGTAATTGATCAAAAGGCACATTGATATCTGCTTTTGGACCACCGTTTTTGCTTCGCATCCTGGGTTCATTTTGTTCGTTGGGCGGCAATGATCTACGCCATTCGTCATGCGCTAAACTAGCAAACTGTTCAATGGCGTTTTCTGTCAAAACAATGTTAATATATTCACGCATCATTTACGATCTCCAAACAGTTGTAACAGGTTAATAAACAAGTTAATAAAGTCCATGTACAAAGTCAGAGCACCACGTACTTCTGCAACATCACTGGCTTCTACACTAAGTTCTTCACGAATCTTCTGTGTATCGTAAGCAGTGAGGCCTAGGAAGATGATAATTGCCAGTGCTGAGATTACCATCTGCATCACAGTTGATCCAATAAAGATATTAACAATACTGGCAATGATGATTGCAATTAAACCAACAAACATAAACTTGCCAACGTTGTCTAGACTCTGTTTGGTAAAGTAGCCATAGCCACTCATAACACCAAACAGGATGGCCGCACCCATAAACGCTGACACAATACTGCCCATAGTGAACACTGCAAAGATTGTAGCAAAACTCAATCCCATCAATGCGGCAAAGCCATGTAAGCATAACTGTGCTACGCCCTTACTTGGATTATTACCTAGGATTACAGCAACGCCAAAAATTGCCACTAGCGGTGCAAAGATTACAATCCACTTTAACACACCTGTAAAAAAGAATGCCAATAACTCTGGACTAGATCCTACAAAATAACTGACAATCATTGATACAATAACAGCAAGGCTCATGTGTCCATAGACACGCCCCATTGCTGAATTAATTTCGCTTGCAGAACGATATGACATTCCGCCTGTATAAGTTGTTCCAAACATAATTTTCTCCTTGTAATTTATTTAATTAACGTAATGCATCCATTGTTAGTTCTTTACCATAGACATGTGCTACAGGTTTAATCCATCCTGCATTTATAGCAGTGATAAAGATACTTTTATATTCCGCAGGGCAATTTTGACTAATTTCAAATCCTGCTCTGGGACACATAACAACCCCGTCATTAAGCATAAACTTATCATCACCTGGCCGTATGGTTGTAATATTAGTTGTTTTACTACTTATCTTCATAGTTGATCAACCCATTCTTTCCAATCTTTAAAAGTCTGATTAGTCCAATTTTCATTGTACCCGTGATTTACTATTACACGCTGTACCGGCCACCATCGAGTATATGGCTGACCAAACGGTCCACTGAACCAATCGTGACTATTGCCAGGAAATAAAGACAACGTTAGTTTATCTGTCGGCGATTTAAAATAGTTAGGACAATTTTTAGGAATACTTAATGGGTCTTCTTCGGTTGCCCAAATACGTGTAGGAGTGTGTAACACACCTGCCTGAATTTTATGAACAGGGCGACAATCTGGCCAAATTAATGCTACAGACTCAAATATACCAGCAGTACCGTGTCGATCTCCAGGTATCCAAATACCTACTCTACCACCCCAACTAAATCCAAACAAATGTACTTGGCCATTCGACCATGGTTGAAGTTTAATCCATTTTGCAAGTTCTATAGTGTGTAGAGCCTGATCCCAACTTTGGCGGCCTTTTAATCTGTTGTCGTCGCCCGACCAATGACATCTACCGTCAACTGATCCGTTTGTATAGTCGTTAACATATTGTGAAATCACAAAGTTTGCATTAGGCCATATTTCTTTAAATTTATTGCGATGAAATAATTGGTATTCTTTTCCAATAAAATCTAGTCCATTGCAACCTGGTACATATAGAATGGTAGGCGCCCTAGTGGTGTTCGTATACAACTCAGCACTAGTTCCGTTGACTTTTACATGTTCTTGAGCATGTATTACCATGCACCACATACTGATGATTAGCGAAATAAAATACTTCATATTGATGCCTTAAATCTTCTCTCCTACTTCAAATCCACGGAACCGTAGGAACCTTGGAAATCGCAAACTGTATGTTCCGTCCTGGTTTTGAGTGACTGCATCTGCTCGCACTTCCACGATCTGACCAAGTAGGGAATCACGTGAAGCCCAATGAGTATCGCGGCCATTATCGCTAAAACCACTGCCCACATTGACCCGAATAGTCTTTCCGTCGTCGACGCCTTCACAGACAATCGCTCCAAGCCGGCCAACGTTTCGTCCTGTTCCTTCTTCGACATCTACTACCTCCAATGATACTTCGATAAATGGCTTTAACTTCAACCATGCTACACTACGTTTACATTCGTAACCAGCAAGAGGATCTTTAATCATAATGCCTTCGTAGCCACCTGCCACTGCCTGTGCGTTGATTTCTTTGTAACGCAACTGACCCTCATCTGTATCCAAATCAACCAGTTCATTAGCAAGGCAAGTAACATTAGGCAACATCTCATTATTCTGTTCTACCCAAGCCTGCACCATTTGACTACGAACTGTTTGACTCTTATTCCAAAATCCTTTTTCAAAGTCTTCAAGTGGACACATGTCAAACAAATTCAAAATAGCATCGTTAGCCTTAACATCGCTTTTACGATGCACCTGCGTCATCAAGTCTTGGAAACTACTACTCATAATTTCACCGTCAAGCACTAGATCATACTTAGGTGGCGCCTTTTTAACCACTGCACTGATCTGTTCGGTAACATGTGGAAAGTTTACAAGTTCCTTGCCGTTGCGACTAAACATGTCCACCCGACCGTCGACACGAACAATAGTGACCACACGGACACCGTCCAGTTTAACTTCAATAAATTTCTTACCAGAAACTTTGGCTTCATGATTAGCACTGTCATGTGCCAATTGACAGCCAAACACTGGAATAGCATAGTCGGGCCATTGTTTCTCTACAACCTTGTTAATTGTTTTTTCACTAACACCGCAACGCAGATCTTTGATCAGTATGCGTCGATACCATCCATTCCATTCAGCCTTAGTGGCACTGGCCATCATTTTAGCAACAGTGTCACGGGCAAGGTTGCCTGTGAGGCTACGATTAACAAAACCAGTAATAATGAGACTAAAACTATCCCAAGGTAAGCCAGCACCATCTTCATCTTTTTTCTCCGGGATCTGTTTCAATCCAAATGTAATCATAGGGTCTAGAGCAAGACGTGCGCCTTGAAAGAATTCACTATTTCCTTCTTGGGCAATGGCTTCAATAATTGCTTCTTTGTTTAAACGGCTTGGATGACTTTCCAATGACCAAATATGGCTAGCACAAACGCTCATATCAACTCCAATAATTAACTGTATAAGTGTATATTATACAGTCTAACAGTTAGTATGTCAAGTGATTTGTTGTCTTAAATGGTTTGCCTAAGTAGGCATTTTCTAATTGGGTCATTATTTTTCGTTTCATTTGAACGACTTTTGGATGACTATGATCATATTCAAAAGCCTTCATAAAACGTCCCCAACTATTTGGACGAACTCTTTTTGGAACAGGGCTATCTAAATATTCTTTAATATCGCTAATTTCAAAACCAAATTTATCAATCAGTTCTTGTGCTAGATTAAATGAGTGTGCGCCCATTTCATCTCGGTGTCCGTAATACTCTTGTTCTCGACGATCTTTGGCGTAATAGGCTGTGCTTTCGTATCCGGGAATGTCTTTGAAATTTCTAGCACGATATTGTCTAGTGTGAATAATCTCATGTAGCACCGTATCGGCAAATAACCGACACATACGTTCCCAGCGATATAAACTAGTCTTCATGGTGTCGGCAGTAGTTGGAAAAACCAATTCAACTTCAATGAATCTCTTGT